AAACTTGCATCAGTATTAGTAGTAAAATCTTCTGGTTTCAAAATACCTTTTTCTTTTAAAATGGTACTTATAATATTATTTAATCCCCTTACAATTTCTTGAACAATTTCTCCATTTTTACTCATAACTATAGAAACTATATATATTTTCTATATTTATACATACGGTATATATTGCATCAAACTGTTTTCGTAGATAGTAGCATGGAAAATATTGTCATAGCCCTCTACATAAACACTGTCACCGTCGTAGATTTGATCACAACCCATTTGAGAAGTGCAACTCTTACCGTTCACACTGACCGGTAATTTGGTATGAATATTACCACCGCTATTTGTCATGGCGTAATATTGATATTTGTCGCGACCACTTGTTCCTCTACGTCCCATTAAAGGCAAAATCAATGTATTTCCATTTTTACGGGTTAAAATACCTACTTGACTATACTTCGATTCACGTCCACGTGTTTTCATGTTAATAGGTAATCCATGAGAAGCTTCATTCATATACATATTTTTCAAAGGAGGAGCATATTCACTTTGAAGTGGGTCTTTATTGGTAGCTACAATACGTAATTGATCATGCACATCGGGTAAAGGAGGGCCAGCAGACATAATAACAACGGGTTGTACAACTTTTTCATGATATTGTTTATCATACCCCATGGGAGTTTTCTCTAAACCTGCTTTGGCGATATTGACATAATACAAATACGCAAGAACGATGATTAAAACGAACATGCAAAAGAAGGTCATGTTCTCAATGCAAAATAATCCGGGAACACATGTTTTCTTGGCCATTATATTAAATAAGGAGAAGTTTCTTAAAACGGAGGACTGTTTGTAGCACCACATAATTCTTGTCCGTTCATCCAGGCTATCCATTTATCACTCGGGATAATTGTTTGGAAGATCTTCTTTAATCCTTGGTTCATTTGTGCCCAATTACATTTGTTCAATTGGGTCCATTCATTAAACGTTTTGTAAAGAGTCACTGTCTTGTTACTACATGTTTTATAATTTCCTTTACATAAAAAGCATTTTTCTTGGACTGATTTCGGCCATTCTACAATGTAAAATCCGGTAATCAAGAAAACGAGATCATTGAGAGGCAATATGGTGATTTTGTAAATATCATTGACCAATGGGAACAAATTGATACCAAATATAGCTCGAATGAGAACAATTGGTAATTGGATGAAAATCACATATATAATGCCTAAAATAATGTCTACAATGTAATACACCGTGCATTGTCCGTTCATAAACAAAACGAATTTTTGCCACATGCAATCCCATAGCACATTCACAACAAAAAAGAAGTTTTCACTACCATAATCGTATTCTCTTGAACCACATTTTACATGATTGTTTATACCAGTTTGCAGATTTTTTCCGCCGACCGCTAACATCACTCCTATAAACACGAGTAGTGAAAACAGCGTCACTGCAAATAAGATTAAGAATATAAACATAATAAAACTAGCATAAGAACTAAAGAAGTTCTCTACCATATTAATAGCTCCTTCTAAATCACTTATGATACCTTCAATAATACTAGCGATACCTTCAATAATACTTATACCTCCTTCTACATCAGAAAGAGCACCTTCAATATCTGATAAAATCACTTCGGGCATTAAAATAAGAGCTGACATATCAAAAATAAATCTATAGTTATATATCTTTGGGATTTTATTCTAGTCAATAGAATAAAATCAATGTTTAAAGTTCAACATCGTCGGTTGCGGGTGTTGGGGCAGGAGCAGAACTTTTTGCTTCACTAGTCGGCTTTGCTTTACTATCACCGTCTTTGATTGACATGAGCATTTTGGAAACAGTGCTCAACTGATCAATAATACTTTCTTCCAAGGAAATTAGATTTTGCATTTCTTCGCGTTTTTCGCGATCGGGTATGTTTTCAACACTGTCTTTTGCTTTGTTTACAATTGCTTTCAATCGTTTTTCCGTATTCGTCATTTTATCTAAAGATGCACCTAACTTCTCTTTGGTGGTTTCATCTAAATCATCATTGGTCTTTCCAGTAAGCTCAGCCTCCGCCTGAGCAACTAAATCATCACCATCTTCAAACCCTTCGCGAACACGAATATTCTTTAAACCGGTCATTAAGGATTTCCACTCCAATACAAAGCGAATAAGGTTTGGTATCGCAACGGCGAAAAACAATATAACCACCATATTCTTGGAAAAGAAGGAAATAATAAAACCGATCAAGAACATGAAAGCAATATAGAGATCATTTGCCGACATAATGTAAGCATACATGTTCACAAGAGCAATGACAAATAACGACCATAGCACTATCTTACTTTTCAAAATTCTATCTAATTTAAAATCTTTGCTTGTTTTTTTCATATATAGGTTATTTAGATTTTTCATCGTCGCTAGAACTATCATGATGACTGTTTGAAGTAGAAGAATAATAATATTCGGGGTAGGTTTCATGGCTATAAATATCCAAGACTTCGCGCACTACATCCTCACGTTGAATATCGTCTTTTTCAAATTCAAAGCTGCTAATACTGGAAGATCTCTTTCCACGGAATTTTTCCAAAAAATCTTCTAAACCATTCATTTCATTGTTGCGATCATGTTGGTCTAAATCACCTGTAATGACCAATTTGCTATTTTCACCCATGCGTGTAAGCAACATTTTCATTTGTGAACAAGTGGAGTTTTGCATTTCATCGGCAACAATCCAAGCATTTTTAAATGTGCGTCCGCGCATGTAGCCTAAAGGTGAAATTTCAATGGTTTTGTCTTCAATCAATTCAGTGACTTCTTTGGGATGAATAAATTGATACAATATATCATAAATAGGACGAATCCAGGGCGACATTTTTTCCTCTAAAGTTCCTGGTAAATAACCCAAGTCTTCGTCTACAGAAACAGAGGGACGTGTGAATATGAGTTTTTCACAGTTTCCTGTTAGAAATTGTCGAATTCCGCATTGAGTAGCAAACAAAGTTTTTCCTGTGCCTGCTGGTCCGGTTGCAATAACGATTTTTTTTGCACGTGAGCGTAACATAGAACTATAAATCTCTTGACTGCGATTTTTTGGCTGACAAAATTTCGTTTCAAACTCATCACGCTCCTTAGTGGATAAATATTGCATATTTTCATAAATCGTTTTTTGGATCTTGACACTCAAAATTTCATCGTGGTGTTCATATAGCAACTCTTTCTCGTTTTGTTTGCGCTGTTTACGACCTTTTCTCTTGTCCCCTCCGTTTGTGTGTGTATTCACTTTACTCATATTACAATATAGTGTTATAATGTTTTCTTCAAAAAATATAGTCAAAGATATATTTTTTGATTTTACTGCATTATGCACTAATCAACGCAATTGTATGTTTGAAGTGAATAAAACCTCCTAAAAGTTCATATTCATATCAAAGACGTCGTCGTCTATTTTTTTATTGGCCAGAGCATATTCCGAGTTCGTTCGTTCGAAAAAGTTTACCTTGGACTCGACACTAATAAGTTCCATGAAATCAAAAGGGTTGGAAGAATTGTAAATCTTATCATATCCGAGTTGTGTGCAAAGGCGATCGGCTACAAACTCAATATATTGTTTCATCAAGGTCGTATTCATACCAATCATACGGCAAGGAATCGCATCACAAATAAATTCTTTCTCGATTTCAGCCGCTTCTTGAATGATCTCATGAATGCGCTTTTTAGGAAGTTGTTTTTGTAACTTACTGTAAAGCAAGACGGCGAATTCAGTGTGCAATGCTTCGTCGCGGCTAATTAACTCGTTGGAAAATGTGAGCCCGGGCATTAAACCGCGTTTCTTAATCCAATAAATAGATGCAAAAGAAGAAGAAAAGAAAATACCTTCAATTGCAGCAAAAGCGACCAAACGAGAAGCAAAGGACGATCGATTATCACCAATCCATTTCTTTGCCCAGTCAGCCTTCTTTTGAATACAAGGAAAATTGTTCATAGCACGGAAATAAGTGTCTTTCTCTGCACTGTCTTTAATATATGTATCAATTAACAAACTATACATCTCAGAGTGAATGTTTTCCATAGCTATTTGAAAACCATAAAAACTACGAGCTTCCGCGATTTGTACATCCCCCATAAAACGCACAGCCAGATTTTCTAAAACGATTCCGTCCGAAGCGGCAAAAAACGCTAAAATCATAGATATAAATTTTTTTTCATCAGCATTTAGCTTGTCCCAATCAGCGAGATCTCTGGATAGATCCACTTCTTCTGCACGCCAAAAACAATCGACTTGTTTTTTGTACATTTCCCAAATGTCGTTATATTGCACTGGAAACATCACGAATTTGTCATCGTTTTCTTCTAGAATAGGTTCGTTTGGTTTAGAACTCATTTTCCTAAATAATATATTAGGCATATTTTATTTGCTCACTTTATTTTTAAGTCTTTTTTTAATTTTTATTGCACGCTGGTAACATAAACGCATTTATTTTTTTGGTATTTCAATTTCAGTCACAGTTCAAACTTTTCCTAAATATTATCTCATTCATATATAAATGAATTTGGTATTTAAAACAGCATTATGCATTGCATTTCTTCTATTTATAATATTTGTAGCTTTAACACCAATGTTAATCAAAGAAGGATTTGATTTAGAAGAAAATAATAGTAAAGTCTTCGTCATTAATTTAGATAAAGACAAGGATCGATTGAAAGAATTTACACAATATTATCAAGAATCCGACTTCAAAGACATACCTCTTAATCGATTTCCCGGGATCCAAGGAAATAACGTAAACAGTGATAAATGGATTGCACCACACGCAAAGACCGATTATCAACGGAATATAATAACAAAGAAAAGGGAAAAACATCATGAATTAAGTCAAGGAGGTTTAGGTTGTTTTATGAGCCATTTAGAATTAGCAAAACAATTAACCGAAGAACAAGATCCCGCGATTCAACAATATATTGTGTTTGAAGACGATAGTAAATGTAAATCGAATAGTAAATCGGATTTATACAAATACATGTCTCATTTACCAAAGGACTGGGATTTTTTTATAGCACATCCGTTAAGAAACAACGGTAAGGATATTAACGAATATATTAAAAAACCGAGTAGTTTTTGGGGACTTGGATTGTATGTTATCAACAAAGAAGGCGCCAAAAAACTAATCCAAGAAGTAGAAGAAAAGAAAATAGACGGACAAATTGATTGCTATTTATCTCGCATGAATCAACAAAACAACATGAATGTTTACACTTGTTACAAAAGCTTAGTAGATGATAATAGTCACAATATGTCCAACATCCAAATAACGTTGGAAGAAAACGGAAAAGATCCGTTTGACTATTACGGAACACCATTATAATTTTACTTTAAACCAATGTTTAAAGTAAAACTGGGTATAAATCCGGATTACCTGAATCGAACAGGTGACAATTCGATATTTGAAGAAACCACTACAGTCGAACGCTCTACCAACTGAGCTAAACCCGGAAAAGGGGGGGGGGACTTGATATACCTTGTCCCTACATAGATTATTTAGTAAATCTTTTTAATATCTTTGACTATAATATAATAAATGGAAAAGGCATATTTATTGCTTTTAACACTTTGTATGACCTTGCTATTTGTTGTAGCTGGAATTAAACACGCACTTACATTGAAACCAAGCACACAATTCTTAGAAAAGTTCTTTCCTTTTTCTCGTTTTCCACGCAATCTCAATATGTTGATTGAATTCGTTGCGATTGTTATTGAAATCTGCGCCCCGTTATTATTATTGTTAGCATTCGCAAATGATAAATTCCGTCATATTGGAAGAATCGCGGCTTATGCATTGGCATTTTTCTTATTGTGTACGCTGATTTTTATTCACAACCCGACGTTTAAAGGAGAAGGAATGAACTTTCTTAAGGGATTAGCTCTTTTAGGTGGTGTGCTGTTACTTGAACGTCAACTTATTCAATAATCGTTTTTGATATTACATCAGGAAAAATAGTAAATTCTTTGTTTATCATTTCAAAAAATTTTTGAT